CAGGCTGCCGCAGATCATGTTATTAGTGTTGCGGCTGATCATAATATCACTGAAAGTGAGCTTAAAACCTTTGGTGGTACTGATGCTTATCTAGGTCGTGCTGTTAAAGAGTATCTTGGCGATGAAGAAGATCAAGCAATCGCTGATGAAGAAGATGACGGTGACGACTATTAATGTGGTATAGTCGTGTAGTTGCAAGTTTAGGCAGTATTCCGGACTTTATAGATCACTATGAAAAAGAACTGGACGATGCCAAAACAGAAGTTGGGGTCTATGGCAACATAGAAAAAAATCTTGCTGGCCTGCCTGGTATTACAGAACGCCGTTTTAATCAATTACAAGAGATTGAAGCGGTTCTCAACTATCTAAATATTCAACTACGCAAGATACGTACTAAACACTTTAAGAAATATCTAGAAAACTATCAACGTGCATTAACTAGTCGTGATGTTGAAAAGTATGTAGATGGTGAAGACGAAGTCATTGATTTTGAAACTATTATCAATGAAGTAGCACTATTGCGTAATCGCTGGTTAGGTATCATGAAAGGTCTTGAAAGTAAGAACTTCATGCTTGGCCATGTTACACGGTTAAGAACAGCAGGCATGGAGGACGCATCAATTGGCTAATCATAATCAAAAAACATTAAATCTTATAAATGGGTATGATACATTCTTAGAAAGTCTACGTACCATCTGCGACATGGGCTGCGGAACTGGCGGAGATATTACATGGTGGGCTATGCTAGAAAGCAAGGATGATCCACCAGAGCCATATAATTATAATTGTTTCGCTGTTGATCGAGATGCAAATAAATTAAGTCAAGTTCCTGATCTCACAAACATCAATAAGATTAACAGAGATTTTACTGATCGGCGCATTATTCCTGTTAATGTTGACCTAATGTGGAGCCATGATAGTCTACAATATAGTCATAATCCATTGGAAACACTACGATTTTGGAATGAGCAGATGAATGTTAATGGCATGCTGGTCATTCATGTTCCGCAAAATAATGGCGTAGAAAATAATAGATACTATAGTAGAACTTATAATAATTGCTATTATAATCATACTCCTACTAGTTTAATGTACATGTTAGCAGTTAACGGTTTTGACTGCCGTGACGCGTATCTATTAAAAAAGTTTAATGATCCATGGATACAGATGGCAGTATATAAGAGTGATGTAGAACCAATGGATCCTAAAACTACTACTTGGTTTGACCTAGCTGATAAAAATTTATTACACCCCAGTTTAGTACAAAGCATTAATAAAAATGGTTTCTTAAAACAAGAAGAAATTATTATGCCGTGGCTGGATAAAGAAAATTATTACATTGATTGGATCCCACAACAGACAGTAATTCCTGAAGAAGCAGGTGAGCCAATGGTTAATGGTATTTTTAATAAAAATATCGATGCTAAAGAATCTAAACTTAAACAAGCAAAGGCAACAACTAAAGAAACCACTTTGCTAACTCCTGTTGGTATAACACGCCCACCCAAGGAAAGATTCGTAAAGTGATCAATAGAGTTGTATTATGCACCGGCGGATTTGATCCATTACATAGCGGGCATATAGAATATCTCAAGTCTGCTAAAACATTAGGTAATGTCTTGATAGTAGGAGTCAACAGCGATGCTTGGCTTGAACGTAAGAAAGGTCGTGCTTTCATGCCCGGCCCTGAACGTGTAAGTATCCTCGAGCATCTCAAGTTCGTCGACGGAGTCATCTTGTTTAACGATGATGATGACACGGCGTTAGAAGCCATACACAATGTCAAAGATCTATATCCCAACAGCCAGATCATATTTGCTAATGGTGGTGATCGCACAGAAAATAATATTCCAGAGATGATCGTTAAAGATGTAGAGTTTGCGTTTGGAGTTGGCGGCGAAAATAAAAAGAATTCAAGTAGTTGGATCTTGGAAGAGTGGAAAGCTTCTAAAACTATCCGTCCTTGGGGATATTATCGTGTCCTACATGAAGTGCCTGGAACTAAAGTAAAAGAACTTACTGTAGAGCCAAAGCATAGTTTGACTATGCAACGGCATTTTGATCGTAGTGAATATTGGCATGTCTCAGAAGGTCGATGTGTGATAGCAACTGAAGCAGATAATAACAAAGGTTTTCGAGAACTTAGCACACACAATGGATTTATTATTCCAGCAGAAACCTGGCATAAACTAAGTAACCCATATGATGTTCCATGTAAAATAGTAGAAATACAATACGGAATAGCCTGCGTTGAAGATGATATAGAACGTAGATAAATACTAGATAATGAAGATATCTGAACTTAATCTAGTAGAAGCTAAGGGATTTTTTGGTCGTAGACCTGGAGACCCGTATGTTCACACCGACGGTATTACTGCTGAATTTAAACAAGTAACCCCATTTCCACCCCCTAAGCAAGGTGCATACGCTAGCGCAGAAGAGCGCGATCAGCATATCGCTAATCTAGAAAAGAAAGTACTACGTGATAAAATCCTATGGGTTAATAACCCAGGTAACAATAAAGCATTTGCGGTAGCACAACTACAAACCAGCGATGGTGATGCTGTTTATTGGGGTCGTTATATCAACACCACACAAGGTGTGCTCACAGGTAAATGGGCTAACAACGAAATACCCACAGGATGGAAATTAAACACAGCAACTTCAAAAAAACTAGCCACAGGCTATGACCCACAAACATTGGTAGGTGTAGGCACAAGTTTTCCTAATATTGATCAAGCCCTACTCACTATTAAAACTAAATTAAAAAACGTTGAGCATGAAAAACAATTATCAGAAGCATTAGCTGCAGTCCGGCAAGGACAATTACCAGTATTCCGTGGTATGGCCGCCCAGATGCCAGCACTACGTGATTACTTTGGCGAGATCTTAACTCCTGTAGCTCTAGCCAGTGGTGTCATTGGCGGAGATGCTGATCTAGCACGTAAAGATGTCTTAGGTTCACCTTATGCAAAATGTAAAGTGCGTTGGCCGATGAGTAAGACACACAACTTAGTTGACAGCGTGTTCCAATCAGCAAAGGGCGCAGATCTTGGTATTAGCAGTAAAGGTGGTGCAGGTGCTAAAGCCAGTGCTAAGAATATCTACGATGCTATTGAAAAAGCAAGGACTACTAACCCACAACTAATAAAAACCTACAAGAAAGTAGTTAACGCTATCAATATTATTAATACTTTAACAGCTTTAGATGCACCACTTGAACTAGGCGTGGCATTTGGAATCATTGATGCACGTACCTCAGTAGATTGCCGCAATATGATCAACACTGGTGTTAATCGACTACCTGCCAAGTATGCTAAATTATGTAGTAATTTTTCTCCAGAATTAACTAATAAAAATTATAATGCTGGTTTACACTTATTAAGCAGTATTGCCAAACACGTAGCCAATAGATTAAATGCTATACCAAATATGAGCGAAGGAATAAAGGCGTTCATGAATCAATCTAGCATAGTCCAGATCTATCTCGATATGAAAGTCCAAGGGCAAGATGCTGTAGTTACGGGATTCCGGTCAATCTACCCACCAAACTTTGAAGGCACAATGATCATTGATGCTGGTAAAAGTTATTATGCAACAATGAAACCCAGCAAATTTGCTTTTGGTTTCAAATAATCATTTGACCTTTATCCAAAAGTCTGTTATAATTAATCATAAGTAAGAAAATGCCGGCTTGCGCAGAGTGGGATTGCACCTGACTTGTAATCAGGCTTCGTAAGATAGAGAGTGTTCGATTCACTCAGCCGGCACCAGATAATGAGAACTTGATGGAGGCGGGCAACTGCGGTACAATACTCATTGGCAAAGTAGCAAACGTGTCCTACCCCTAGGGCTCCCCGGCACGTGTTTAACGCCCTGGTGGTGGAATTGGTAGACACACTGGTCTTAGAAGCCAGCGTTGAAAGACATGAGAGTTCGAGTCTCTCCTGGGGCACCAAATTATTAGTATAGGGTTCTCAACCAACCAATTTATGATATATGCGGACTAATTCTAGATAGCTAGCTTCCGACGGGTCATATGTTACGGTTGCAACCGTAGCGCGAGAACCCTATACTAATAAACGGAAACGTGGCCGAGTGGTCGAAGGCACTTCACTGCTAACGAAGCAAACCGAAAGGTTTC